TGCTGTAAAGAATTTTATATCTTTTACGCTATTAGGCCAGCTTGTAAATCTACCTGCTATTCTTCCAAATACACCATATACATCTGATATTGTGATATTTTTAGAGTTGTTTACATCTGCTGTATAGAAATCAAATGCTGATGGTGTAGCTGTTCCTAATACCCATTGGTTTATCAATTGAGCATCTGCTGTTGATATAACGTTTCCTACACCCATTGTATCACCTTTAACCGCTAATCTTACATCCCAGTATGTTGTATCTAAGATTTCAGATAGTGAAAATTTACCACTTACGTTGGTTGTATAAGAAGCTACTTGAGTCCATGTGTTTGTACCTTTAGGTGTTTTTTCTAAAGATAGAGTCAAGTTTTTAGCTCCAGTTCCATTTACGTTCATAAATGTACCTTTAAAGTTGAGTTTTGGTCTTTTAAACTCACCATTGTAGCTATACAATCCTAAAGTTGTGTCCATTCCAGCTTGTGTTGAAGCATATTGTGGGAATGTAGAAATTCCACTCCACTTCAACGAATCTATAGATGGTAAAGTGTTGAAAATAGAAGGAGCAGCGTGTGTAAATGTTAGTTCAAATGTTTCTCCATCTGGTAGAGAATATGTTGAACTTGAACCTACATAAACTAAAGTAATGGTTACGTTTCCTGCAGTTGTGTTTGTAATGTATTCTAGATCTAAGTTTGCAGACGAACCTACTAAAGCAACTGAAGCATTTGTAAATGCTACTTTATCATAAAACACTCTAAATTGTACACCTGTAACTTTTGTTGAGGTTGTATTTTTTAAAGTTAATCTTGCTTTTGTTACACCTTGTGTAGTTGTACCTACAGTATAAGATGTATCAATTAAAGCCCATATACCATTTGATGGAGCAACGGGGCCTGTTTGTGCTAACATAAACAAAGGTAATGTTAGGAGCAATAAGGTTTTAAAAATTTTGTTCATTTGTTGTTTGTTTAATTTGTTTTAATGTGTGTTTTAATAGCCAGGTTTCAACTTTTGGGAGCCGTGCCAAGAAATCCCATTCATAAGAATAACAGTAATTTTCTTCTACAGTTTCAGGTAAAACTATTTGTTTTTTCCTGAAATACAGATGGAGTGATTCATGAACTAGAATTGATGCTAGGTTGTTGATTGAGTTCAACTTAACATCTTTTACAGCTACATAGATCCTTCCAACGCCCTCTTTTGTTAATTCACAAGAGGAGAAATCACCTAACCAAAAACTCACTTCACCACAAACATTGACAATTACATCATATTTTTTTGGGTCCGTTGTTTTTATAACATTTAAGGCTGAATCTATTTTTTTATCCCATTCATCACCTGCTTTACTAATTTTGATTTGACTAAAAGTAAATATAGGTAATATGAATAAAAATAAAAAAATACTTTTCATTTAATTATAAATATAAAAGGGGAAACGAAAGTTTCCCCTAAAATATAATATAAAAAAATGTTGATTATATTTTGTATTTCCAAATATACCCCCCAGCAGTCTTATGTTTTTCTCTTAAACATTCTGAAAGGCATGGTTGGGGGATGTTTAATATTTGAGATGCTTTTTGTAATGAGGTGTATTCTTGAATAAAATTCATATTTTTGTCATATTGTAGGATAGATTTACCGTTTCCTTTATTTGGAGATATTCTACCTTTATACGATCTATCTTTTCCTTTTAATGAGGATGGTTTTCCTTTTAAAGCCTTAGATATTTTTTCTTTCCATTCTTCGCTATGTTGCCATTTTTTCCTATTTTCTCCGAAATTTGATGGTTTAGGTTTTCCTTTAAGGGATTCAGAGATTTTTTGTTTAGATTCTAAAGAATGTTTTGAAGTACCACATCCCCCTCGGTTTTGATTAAGTCCAATAATATCACTTTGATAAAAGTTTATCCAATATCTTTCTCTTTCTCTTAAAATTTTCCCGTTTTGTTGATCTGTTAAATTTGATTGAGATTCAATATGTTCTTTAATTTCAAAGATATGTTTTTCATATCCATATTTTTTTAAAGAGTTCTTCAACAGAGAATTACTCCCCATTGAAGAACTATTTTTATAATGAGACCATCTTAAAAATATATTTTTTGATAATCCAATATATACTTTTCCTTCAGGATTAACAATTTTATAAATTCCTCTTTCCATATGTTGTTTTATTATACATATTGAAAGATATGGTCAAGATCGCTTAACCCTCACACGCCACACAATTATCATCTCGGGAAATTGTATCTCCTCTTAAAACAGATTCAGATCTCATATAATATAAGGTTTTAATACCTTCTTTCCAAGCTAGTTTATGAACGTCGCTTATATATTTTGGAGAATCCGATGGGTCAAATGTTAGATTCAATGATATTGCTTGATCAACATATTTTTGTCTAATAGCGTTTTGTCTAACAATTTCATATGGGTTGATTTCTTTGAAGGTTAAGAATACTTCTTTTTCTTCTTTTGATAAAATATAATCTGGTAATCCTATAACTGAACCTTTATCTTTGGTTATTTGATCCCAAACACTATCTATGTTGTATCCTTTAGATTTAAGTAATTTTTCTAGTGTTGGATTCTTTTTAATAAATGTCCCTTTAGCTGTTTTTAAATTGTAAACATTTGCAGGTATAGGTTCAATTGAAGGTGATACTCCACCTGAAATATGAGCGTTTGAAACTGTAGGTGCTATTGCTAAATGATGTGTATGTCTTAATCCTGTTCCTTTACACCATTCTGGTTCGCCATATTCTTTTGCTTGATCCTTAGATGCTTTTAAAGCTCCTTTTTCTATAAAATCAAACATAATTCTTGTATATGAGTTTGCTTGTAAACCTGCAAATGGAATTCCTTTTTCTTGTAAAAACGTATGCCATCCTAAAACACCTATTCCTATTGCTCTACCTTTAACAGCTGAACGGTATGTATTTTCCATGAATTTAACATGTTTAGATCTATCGATAAATTCTTGTAATACACCTTCTAAGAACCAACATGTTAATTCTGGCACTGTCATTCCATTTTCAAATTTATAGTCTTTCCATTCATCCCAACGAGCTAAGTTTAATGAAGATAAACAACAAATAAATGAATGTAATGGATCTGTATAGAGTGCTATTTCTGAGCATATATTTGTCATTGAAACATGTAAATTATTTTTCTTATATGCTTCAGGACTTGCATTATTTATGTTGTCTTCAAACATGATGTAAGGTTCACCTGTTTCTAAACGTGTTTTTAAAATTTCACCCCATAGTTTAAGTGCTTTAGGATCACGTTCTTCAACTTTATTCATAAACTCATCGTCTATTACTACACATTGATGCATATTTAAACACTGTCTGTTAACATCACCTTTAGGACGTCTGATCATCAAAAATTCTTCAATGTCTGGGTGATTAATATGTAAATTAACAGAAGCTGCTCCTCGTCTAACTGAGCCTTGGTTTGTAGCTAAAATTGTTGAATCATAGATTTTAACCCAAGGTACTACACCTTCTGATACTCCGTTTCCTTGGATAGGTTTTCCTCTACCTCTAATGCGAGATACTCCAATACCAACACCCCCACCTTGAGATGATAAACGCATTAGTTCTGAATTTGCTAAGGCAATTCCTTCAATTGAATCGTCTGTGTCAATTCCAAAACATGAAATAGGCATTCCACGTTCTGTTCCCATATTTGATAAAACAGGTGAAGCTAAACATAACCAGTTTTTAACCATAGCTTCATAGAAATATGGTTGTAAATCTTTACGTTTTAATCTACGGGCAGCTGCCTTAGATACTCTAGTAAATGCTCTAAAAACATCTTCGTCTGGTAGAAGATATCCTTTTGAGATCATTGATAATGAGATCTCATTCATAAAATCAGGGTAATGTTTGTTTTTAATCCAGTTTGTTGTGTCTACTTGTATGCTCATTTTTTTATTATTATTTCTTTATTTTTAAAGTCTACTATAAAATTTTCAGGTGTAAATTTTTTAACTAAACGTTCAGCAAACTTCATCCTACTTGAAGATATAGGTTTGATGATCATTGTATTTGTTAAGGTTTGTTGTTTAAAAAAAGGTAAGATTTCATCTCTATAAATTTTTGCTACTGTATCTGAACGGAAATGAATGTTTGTGATGGGAGCATTTTCGTTTCCATAAGGCACTGAAGGTTCATAAGTTGCTTTTCCATTTTTATCAAACCATCCTGTTTTAAATTCAAAATAGTTTTGTGGTTCAGGGACATAAGCCGCTCTAACAAAAAATTTAACCCCATTAGGATCTTCATAAGTGTAAAATCCTTTACTTATTTTTTCATATGGAAGCGAATTATCAGGATTGAGAAGCTCTCCCAACATTATATCAGTTTCCATTAAAAGTTCATCTTTAAGAGAATATGGATGACTTTCAAAATGTTTTTGAATTTCCTCCTTAACTATTTTTATTAAATTATTTATTTTCATAATTTTATTTCTTTTACTTTTTCTATTGCCTGGGGTGGTATATTATTTAAAGTGTAATATGCTTCTTTAGAATAATTAGGGTCTGTATATAATTTTAAATACCCTCCAGGAATTAAATCAGTATCAATTTTTAATAGTGTAAAGTTTTTATTTCCTGTTCTTAAACTCATTTGAGAAGCTAATTTTTCTACACCCTCAATAGATTTTCCTAAATATACTCTTTCGGGATGGTAAGATGCTTTAGATCTTGATTTAGGAGCTAATCCTATTTTCAAAATTTTATCTATATTTTGAGATGGAGTTATATGATATAGGATTGGAGGGATATTCTCAACTACTTCTTCATCAAATTTTGCTTCGAATCTTAATTCTATATAAAATACGTCATCACTATTAAATGAGTTTGTAACTGTTTTTTCATTAAATATTCCTGAGATATTACCATTATCGCTTTCTATTTTAAACCAGGATGGGAACCATCCTAAATTATTGGAAAGTTGTTTTAAGTCTTGATATTCTTTTTCAGTTTTATTACCTAATATTTGAATAAAAAAAGCACCATCATCTATTTTAAATTTCCATTTAGGAAATTTCTTTTTTAATATATTAATAGTTTTCCCTATATTAGTAGTTTTGATTAAACCTTCTTGTAGATTCAATTCATATTCCTCCTTATAAACCTCTAATAATATTTTTAATAATTTCATATTTTATTGTATTTTTTTCTACTATCTAAGATTAAATATTGAAAAGGGAACAAATAGTTGACTCTTTTATAGATCACTCCAATCAGCTGTTGATTTTGAATAATCTGTTACTCTATTTGCAAAAAAATCTTGGTGTGTTTTACCACTTGTTAAATGTCCAAACCATTCCATTTGCTTTAATAGATTAGGATCAATATCATTATATATAATATTATATCCTAGTTCAATAAGCTTTTGATTTGCTCTTTCTTTGATAAAATTCTTCAATTGATCTACTGAAAGTCCTTCTATATTGCCCATTTCAAATGCCTTGTCTATAAAATCAAACTCTAATTTCACAGATAAATCACATGCTTCATATATTGCTTGGGTTAATTCATCGGTATTGAGTTCAGGATATTCTTCTAATAGGGTTCTATATAACCAGCATCCTGCTTTTGAATGTAAAGATTCATCTCTTACACTCCATTCTACTACTTGAGCGGTTCCTTTCATTAAATTACGTAATTGAAAAGACATTAACACTGCAAATGATGAAAATAAATTTACACCTTCAGTAAACGCTGAAAATATAGCTAATGAAAGTGCTCTTTCATATAATGTATTTCCGGGTTGTTCAACTAAACGATCAATTTTAGCTTTTGCTTCTTCATCTTCCATAAAAGCTTCGAAATCATCTAAACCTAGCTCTTCATTTAAACGAGCGTAGGCTTCAGCATGGATAGATTCAAAATCTGCAAATGCGCAAGCCATGGCTTTAATTTCATGTTTAGGGAACCAATCAACAACTTTAGTTGACCAATAGTCATTTACATATGTTTCAGTTTGGGCAAACGATTTTAGAATATTACCAATTAGATTTTTTTCATTTTCAGTTAACTTAAGTTTCCAATCATTCAAATCTGATGATAATGGTACTTCATCTGCTAGCCAATGTGCTCTATGTTGGTCTTTATAGAATTCAAATGCAGTTTGATATTCAAATGGTTTGTAGTGGGGTCGTAATTCAGTAATTGCCATTTTTATTTAAATTTTAAGTTTGTATCAATAAATATACAAAAGATTTTATCCCATCCCTAGCTCAAAGAACTTTTCTTTCAAGAATTTTTTCTCTGATACTTCTATGTCTTGTTTTGTTGTTTTTTGCGTGGCTACAATATCTTCTTCATCCATTTCATTTTCATCTATTTCAAAATGTCCTGTTGAAGTGTCTATTTTTGGTGAAAAAAATGTACAACCATCTTTTCCATATCTGTTACCCATAAAGTGCCATCTACCTGTTCCTTCTAATCTATCTTTTCTACCTCTTGAAAGTGATATAACAATATCTCCAATCATGATTTTATCAAATGAACCAGCAATATGGGAACTTTCTAGGATTGCTTTTTCAGCTCCACTTCTATTTGCTTGAGATGGTGATATGATAGGTATCTTTAGTTCTTTAGCTAGCCCTTTTGCATCTGTATAAACATCATCTATATCGTCTTTTCTTTCGCTTCTTGTTTTTCTATTTGATAGCAAATCCAAATAGTCTATAAATATAGCATCTGGTTTAAAGTCTAGTTTTTCTAGGTGGGATTCTATAGTATTTAAAGTTGCTCTTTTTGGTGGGTATTCTTTAATGATCAGTTTTCCCGGCAACTGTGATACTATTTCTTCTACTTTGTTTCTATTGTTGACTACTTCATCTACAGGTATTCCTGTAAAACAAGCATCAAATCTTTTACCTACATAGTTTTCTCCAAGCTCTAAAGCATAGTATACTATATTGTATCCTAGTTTAACAGCTTCAGCAGCCATAGCGATTGTAGCCCAAGATTTTCCACCTTTTGGATTACCAAATATTAAAACCAAATCCCCACTTCCATATCCTCCTTGAGTGATATTGTTGAATGAAGTCCAAGGAAACGGTATAACGTTTCTAGCATCTTCTCTATATCGGCTTTCAATATCTTTTTCATATTCGTGGCCTATATTTCTGTTTTCCCCGGCTTTAATAGCGTTATTAATCATTGAACGGATAGCATCATAGTCTCCAGCGTTCAAAAAATCTACGCTTGTTAACAACGCTTTTTTTAGCTGCTGGTTTTTACAGAAAGATGCAAATTCTTCTTGAACATATTCTAGATCTTCTTCTGAAGCTTCATATGCGGATTTTAACTGTTCTTTGATTGAAACTTTTAAAACATCGTTTGTTACTCTTTGAAGTTCTACTTTAAGAACATCCATTGAAGGTACAGTGTGATATTTTTCATAATATTTCATGATTTCTTTGATAATCCACTTGTGGGCTTGGTTATCAAAATATTCATCGCTTAATATATCACTAATGTTTAATAAAAATTCCTTATGTGTTAACAATGATGACAGCACCTTAATCTGGAAGTGCGGTCCATATTGATTCAAATTTACTAATGTCATATAACTATTTATTTATAACTAATTTTTTGAAAATATCTTGTATCCAAATCTCTACATTTCTTATCAATCCTCCAATCTGATCGTTGTGATACATTTCAAGAAATTCTTTAGGATGAAACTCTAGTTGGGTTTCTTTTACGAATTTATCCACGTTGCTCTTATCTTGATCGCTCATCATCGGATTGGATAAATCCATTATCATGTATTTGTTTTTTAATCCTGCAATATCATGTACTACTCTAGAGTATATGACATGGTCTTTCATTTTTCTTTCGCTTATGTCAATCAAATCATCAAATGACATATCTTGTTCTGCTAGTTCAGGGAAACGTTTAAGCAATCCCTTAAATCCTAAACCTTTGATTCCTGTAATCCCATCTGAACTATCACCCATCAAGAGTTTATATAGTAAAAAGTTATGAGGGGTAACTCCAAACTTTTCAACTACTGTATCTTCAGTATAATATTCCTTTTCTATGGGTCTATAAACTGTTACTTTTTTAGATATAAGTTGAAGATAATCCTTATCACTTGATACTATAAATACTCTGTCTTCTGGGTTGGTTGGTAGGGTTGAACTTAAATAGGCTATAACATCATCCGCTTCTACTCTACCTAACGATATAGTTTTAACTGGTAGTGTTTTCAGGTATTGGATTATTCTGACTATTTGTTCGATTTTTGAATCGTTTTCTTCTTCTAGGTTATCGAACAGTTCATGTTTTGTAAGTCTAACCATATTTCTCCCTGATTTATATTCAGGGATAATATTTTTTCTATTTGATGATGAATCGACACCATCAAATACTACATAAACTTGTGTTGGTTCGATAGTTCTAATCAAAGCGCCTAGTGATCTAAAAAAACCACCTAGACCTCCTATGTGAACTCCTTGAGAGTTGATAGTATTTATAGCACTGAAGTTTCTAAAAAATAGGTTGAGTCCATCTATAAGCAAATATCGCTCCGATTGTGGTGTCTCTTCTCCAGTTTCTTGAATATTATCTAAGAGGTCTAAAAGGTGTTTTTTCATGTTTAAATTTTAATCTTCGTTTTCGAACAAATCAGAAGCATCTGCTTTCTCGTCCCATTCGCTATTATCTTCTTGTATAATATACGAACCTTTTCCTAAGATATCAACCCATTCGTGGGAATGTTCATCTTTGTACTTCTTGATTGCTAAAGCATCATCTTTGATAAATCCGTGAACGGTACTGACTATTGTTCCTTTTGTGGTAATACCATTGATATGGTTTTTATCACATGCAATTTTGGTTCTTAACGCAAATTCAACCTTTTTCTTATCTTTGGTTGCTTCGATTTTAGATGTACCAGCGTTTGTAATGTTTCCAAATGTAAAACACAATGAAGCATCATAATAGAATGTATCTCCACCTTTGTTGGTCATTTTAGGTTGTGACATTGGTGTTAAAGCTGGTGCTACGCCTACTTTGTTTACTACAAACAATGTATTTGTGTATTTTGAGCTTTCTTTACGAGACATTACAACCTGTTGATTTACAAAGTTTCCAAACTGGGTTGCGATTGCTCCAGCGTTCCACATTGGGTTGTTTTTGCCTTGTTCAATTGACATTTGACATGGTATTGAACCTACTGAATCCCATATAAACAATAGATCATATGGCAGATTACCTTTCTTCTGTTCTACTAGAAGATCAATGATAAACGCGGCAATGTCTTCGATTGAGTTTAATGTACTTCTATCACGGTAGATAAAAAATCCATCTTGATCTACTATTTCTCCAGTGGTTTCATCTACAACATCGTTGATCTCAAAACCCATTGTTTTCCAATGGTTCCAATCGTGTTTCATTTCGGTAATGATCAATACAGGTAAAACGCCCATTTTCTGAGCGTTTACTGCTATCTCAATAGAGGTAGTAGATTTACCTGTATTACTTTTACCTCTGACCATTGCAACGTGTCCCATAGGGATACCAGGGATGGATAGTGTCTCTTGTAAAGCAGGAGAAAATGGGATCCATTTTTGTTCTTTGAACTTAACATTAGATGCTAGTCCTTTATTCTGTTTAAATTTATCTAAACTGAAAGCAGATTTGATTTCGTT